ACTACACAATATCCTGCGGTCATCTTTGTGTAATATATAACGCGGAATGAACTTGCTATTATCCTCTTTTAGAGCGAATATGTGTACACCGAAAGGGAAAACACACAGCCGCAAGGCAGAAAACGGAGGATTTCAGAATGAACGAAAAGACCGCAAGGCAGATTGCAGAGATGAAGAACCAGACCATCGGGGTCGAGGTCGAGATGAACAGCATCACCCGCCAGAGGGCAGCGAAGGTTGCCGCCGCCTACTTCGGCACAGGCAGATACGAGAACACCGCCGGCCGCAACGGATACAGCACCTGGTCGGCTTGGGATGCGGATGGACGCGAATGGAAATTCCAGAAGGACGTTTCCATTGCGGGACCGGACGAGCAGAAATGCGAACTGGTCACCCCGATCCTGACCTACGGCGACATCGAAACCCTGCAGGAACTTTGCAGGCAGCTTCGCCACAACGGTGCGAAAAGCGATGCCTCCAGAGGATGCGGAGTCCACATCCACATCGGGGCGCAGGGGCACACGCCGCAGAGCCTTCGGAACCTTGCCAACATCATGGCGAGCCACGAAAGCCTGATCGCCGAGGCGCTGAAGCTCGACCGGGGCCGCATGAGCCGCTACTGCCGCACGGTAGACCCTCGGTTTTTGGAGCAGGTCAACCGCAGGAAGCCCCGCTCGATGGCGCACCTTGCAGACATCTGGTACACCAGCAACGGCGCAAGCTACGGCAGGAGCCACCACTACAACGACAGCCGCTACCATATGCTGAACCTCCATGCCACCTTTACCAAGGGGACGGTCGAATTCCGGCTTTTCCAATTTGATGAGCCGACCGCAGAGCGCAGGGGCGGCATCCACGCAGGACAGCTCAAGAGTTACATCCAGCTTTGCCTGGCCTTAAGCCAGATGGCAAAGGATGTGCGCACCGCAAGCCCCAAGCCCCAGCAGAACGAGAACCCCAAATACGCCATGCGCACCTGGCTCCTCCGCCTGGGCTTCATCGGCGAGGAGTTCGCAACGGCCAGGGATTTCCTGACCCGCAACCTGACCGGGGACACAGCCTTCCGGCACGGTAGAGCAGCCGCTTGAAGGAACCGCAGGAGTTAGCCTCCTGCCACCTTACCCTTGACCGCTTCGGCGGTCTTAAGGTGGTAGAAGGGTAACCCCTTCGGAAAGGATGGATACCATGAAAGAAAAAAGATACTACATTGCTTACGGCAGCAACCTGAATGTCGGGCAGATGCGGATGCGCTGTCCCCACGCCACGATCCTCGGCACGGCCAACCTGAAGGGCTGGGAACTGCTTTTTAAGGGGAGTAAGACCGGCTCCTACCTGACCATCGAGGAAAGCGAAGGCGGCACAGTCCCTGTGGTGATCTGGGAGGTAACGGCGACCGATGAAGCCGCTCTCGACCGCTACGAAGGATTCCCCAATTTCTACTACAAGCGGGACATCCGGCTTCAGTACAAAGGCATCCGCACGGGAAAGCGCAGGACGGTGACGGCCTTTGCCTACATCATGCATGAGGACAGGCCGGTTGGGATTCCGAGCAATTTCTATATGAGGACTTGCCTGGAAGGGTACGATACCTTCCGTTTTGATAAAAACGTCCTGGTTGACGCCTACGATAAATGCAGGGAGGTATGCGGATATGAAGGATAATGTGATCCGAATGGCGGTCTGCCCACTGTGCGGCAGGACCTACCACGGCGCTCCGGCACTTTCACGGGAGGACAACGAAACGCTCATCTGCCCGGACTGCGGCACCAGGCAGGCGCTCCAGTCCATTGGCGTGGGGCCGTCCGAGCAGGAGCAGATCATTGAGACGATCCACCGCCATACGCAGGAGTGATATACACAATTTATTCCTCCGATCTTTGTGCAGATTATGATCAGAATTAACTTGATAATATGTGCTTTTAGAGCGAATATGTACACACCGAAAGGGAAAACGAAGAAAACGAAGAAAACGGAGGATACGAAGATGAAAGAAACAGGGATTAAGAGATACGAGGACTACACCGAGAACTGCGTAAACCGCTACCGGCTGCCGAACACCAGCACGATGGAGAACCTTTCGATGAAGGTCACCGCCGGCGAGGGCGCGGTGCTGAAGATGGGCGACAAGGTACTGGTCACCGACCATGCCTGGAAGGGATTCATCGCCGGGGTATACGAGTTCATCGAGACACCGGAAGAAACCGGGTACAGCTACATTGAGTGCCGCCTGAACCTCATCGCCATGAGCGCAGAACTTTTCGAGGATGGTGGCCACGCCATCGCCTGGGCGATGCAGCAGTAAATAACCGCGAAAACAATAACCTGAGATCGAGCCGCATGGCTCTTTCTCTCGTACAGAACCATTTTGGAGGTCGCAGTGATGCGGCTTATTTTTATGCCATTTTGGAGGTGGTGTCCATGCGAAAACTGAAGAAATACAAGCCCACCAGGTTTATGGCGAAGACCTCGCACTACGATAAGGACGCCGCCGACTATGCGGTGATGTTCATCGAGTCCCTCTGCCATACCAAAGGCACCTGGGCGGGCAAGCCCTTTGAACTGATCGACTGGCAGGAGCAGATCATCCGCGACCTGTTCGGCGTTTTAAAGCCCAACGGTTACCGCCAATTCAACACGGCGTATATCGAGATCCCAAAGAAGCAGGGCAAGTCGGAACTTGCCGCCGCTGTGGCGCTCCTGCTCCTCTGCGGGGATGGCGAGGAACGGGCCGAGGTGTATGGATGCGCCGCAGACCGCAACCAGGCAAAGATTGTGTTTGATGTGGCGGTGGATATGGTGCGGTTCTGCCCGGCGCTTTCCAAGCGGGTGAAGATACTGGAATCCCAGAAGAAGATTACCTATCTGCCCACCAACTCCTCCTACCAGGTGCTGTCGGCAGATGTGGCGAATAAGCACGGTTTTAATACCCACGGCGTGATCTTCGATGAACTTCACACACAGCCAAACCGGAAACTCTTTGACGTCATGCTCCAGGGCTCCGGGGACGCCAGGATGCAGCCGCTGTATTTCCTGATCACCACGGCGGGCAACGACACCAACTCCATCTGCTATGAGGTACATCAAAAGGCTATCGACATTGCGGAAGGCAGGAAGGTCGATCCCACCTTCTACTCCGTCATTTACGGAGCAGCTGAGAATGAGGACTGGACAGACCCGGAGGTGTGGAAGAAGGCTAATCCGTCCCTTGGCATTACGGTGGGCATCGACAAGGTCAAAGCCGCCTGTGAATCAGCCCAGCAGAACCCCGGCGAGGAGAACGCCTTCCGGCAGCTGAGGCTCAACCAGTGGGTGAAGCAGTCGGTGCGGTGGATGCCGATGGAGAAATGGGACGCCTGTGCCTTCCCGGTCTCCGAGGATGATCTGGAAGGGCGCATCTGCTACGGAGGTCTGGACTTATCCTC